TTCCTCGACTTGTTCTCATCGAAGTTCGTCGTGTACATGATGCAGTTCTCTATGCCATCGGACACCATCTCTTCCTTGAAGATGTAGTTGGCAAAGTTCGGTTTCTTCGCAAGGTTGTTTGCGATGTCCAAGAAACATTGCCCGATGTAGTTGGTTGCACCAGGTGGCTTCTTCCCTTCGGCTTTCGCCTTGAGGACTGCCTTCTTGTGGTCGATCAGTTCCTGTAGGAACCGTTCGTTGTCTATGTAATGGTTGTCTTTGCGTTTCTTCGCCATGTTGATGGGGGAGTCTAACACACGATCCGTAGGATGTAAAGCGAAATGCGATCAACCTAGGAAAGAAATCTTCAACCGATTTCGAAGATCAAACATAATGAATCGTTCCCGCCTACTAGATATCCTTGGGTAACAAGGAACAAATAGTATCTAGAGTACTAGGACCTAAATTACCTCTTGGTAGATACTTAGTAGGTAACTAGAGTACCTAGAGTACTAGGGCGAATCGTCGCCGTCCTCGTCTTCGATCTCCTCGCCCTCGTCATCGAAGTCATCTCCTGCCGCATCCAAGTCATCCTGTGCCTCAAAGAGATCGAACTTGATCTTCGCATCGTTGTAGTCACGGAGGATCCCGCTGTCGGGAGTCGAGATGCACATGACCCTGTCCTTGGGAATGATGTACATCTCGTCGTTGGAGAACTCAATCCAATTCTTCATGAAGACCATGGTCTCCTGCCGCTTGTCCTTTCCTATGGTCGGTACGAGGCTGATGGACATCGGTCTTTCTAGCGTGTACACGCCACCTGTCTCTGCGATTCCGCAGACAAGCACTTCTCCGTTGATCAGTTTGACGAGTCGAATCGGATACATCATTTGGTCTTGCTCCCATAGACAGGCAACTTCACGATCTTGTAGGGGAATCCTTCTTCGTCGTACAACTTCAGCCTCGACATAAAATGCTTGAAGGTGTAGTTCGGTTCGTCTTCCCAATGAAGATCGTCTGCTATGTCGTACAACTTTGCGATATCCTTGCTGTCTGATTTACGCAGTTGGCGACCGATGCTTTGGAGAATCCTGATTCGGCTCTTTGAAGGGCTTGCGAATATGAGGTTCTTCAGGGACTTGATGTTGATGCCCGTGGAAAAGGTTCCGTATGACGCAACTATGATTGCGTTCTCTTCCTTCTCCACGATGTGTCGGATCTGCTCACGATCATCGACATCGGTCTCTCCTGCAACGAAGAACACCCTTCGGTTTTCTATTTCTGTCGGTGCCGCCTTCTTGATCAGTTCGAACAGGGGCTTTCCGTGCTTCTCGACATACTGAAACAGCACAAGCGTGTTTCCCTTGACCGTCGAAGCCAACTGTGCGATCAGGTTGTTCCTCTTGTCGCAGTTCACCAACCAATCGATTTCATGCTGATAGTCGAGCCCTCTCAGGGATTCTCTTATTTCCTGCGGGTACTTCAGCAGAAGGCATTCGATCTTGAGTGCAGTCAGGAGTTCACGCTCCATCAGTTCCCTTGTGGAGACCACACGGTTGACGGGGCCGAACAGCCCTTCGATGCACAACTTGTGGATCTTCGTTCCGTCGAGCGTTCCCGTGAGTGCGATGCGGTAGGGGCAATCGACCAACTTGTTCATGATCGTGGTCAGGGACTGTGACTTGAACAGGTGGGCTTCGTCACCAATCACGACTTCGAAGTTATCGAACCAAGCACGGGGCAACTTGTGGATCGACTGCCATGTCGAGATCACTATCTGACGATCCGTCAACTTGGGTGTGCCGCCGTGGATCTTGTGGCAGTTCTTGTGTGCGCTCCATCCCGACTTGGTGGAGTAGTCATCGAAGTCGGCATACATCTGAGCGACCAACGAGATCGTCGGCACGATGATCAGGATCTTCTTCGTCGGATTTATGACATTCTGATAGTACCGACAGAGACTGTAGATGATCAGGCTCTTTCCGCTTGCGGTGGGTGAGAGCAGGACGCAGCGTGACTTGTTGACTGCATGGCAGAAGGCATCGACTTGGTGGTCGTGCGGTTCAAGCGGCTGTCCACCGCCCATGGGCTTCAGGCTGCAAATGAAATCCCTAGCCTTCTCGCAGTTCACCTTGACTTCGGGTGCGGCAAGCATCGAATCCACTTGCATCGTGTACCCACGCTGCTGTGCAAACGATGCGAGATACTCGGTCAATCCTGCGGGGAGGAGACCTGAGTAGGCATTGAACAGACGGATCTTGCCGTCCCAATACTTGTTCTTGTATGCGGGGGTGAACTTTGCACCAGGGACTTCGTAGGTGAAGAAGTCCTGAAGTTCGTATGCAACACCGTTATCCGTGAGGACACGGACAAACGCTGAGTTTACATGACGAACATCAATCACCATTCATGCGTATTTAGGTCACCCCAGACATGAACTTCCGCCACTCAATAGCGTTGCGAATCACCCATTGACGGTTGTTGATTCCCTTGAGGATGGAGTCGAGGTAGTCCACCTTCTGCTTCTGAAGATCGATCTTGCTCTGAATCTTGAGCAGATCCGCATCGGAATCCATGTAGACATCCAAGTCCTGACGGAGGATTCGGTGGTCGAACGGTTCCCAACCAAGCGTCTTGAGGTCTTGCTCGGACATCTTGCCGCTGTAGTACTCCCACTTCTGACGGCGAAGAACCTTGTAGTCCGTCTCATGCTTCCTCAGCACAAGGTTCTCGTCATGGAAGATGTTGAGGTACTTTCCGTGCAGTTGGGGGATGCGAACCGACTCGTCGGCAAGTTCTGTGCCGTCGATCTTGAGGTCGGTCTCGACCATCTCTTTGATTCGTTCGATGTTCATTGGGAGAAGTATAGCCCTAGTATCGGCAAAGTCAATACATATCTGTATGAGAGTTTATGGGATCGACTACTCAATGACCTCGCCTGCAATCTGCCTGTTCGACGGCGAGGAGTGGTCTGTGAGGTACTTGACCTCGACCGAAAGACATGTGCGGGAATACACATTCGAAACCCTTTTGGGTAAGGTGAATGTGTCGGGCGATCCACATAAGGAACTTTGGCAATCCCAAGAGCAGCGATTCCACAACATATCTGAGTGGGCGATGGCATGCATCGATGATACGGAAGCAAAGGTTGTGGTCGAGGACTACGCCATGGGTGCCAAGGGCAAGGTGTTTCACATAGCCGAAAACTGCGGTTTGCTTAAGTACAAGTTGTGGTCGGAGGGATTTAAGTTCGAAACCCTTGCACCGACAGCACTCAAGAAGTTTGCCACGGGCAAGGGAAATGCCGACAAGAACTCCATGCACACGCAGTTCGTAAAAGACACAGGGGTCGATCTCATGAAAGAGATGACCCCTAATGCCAAGGACTGCGTCAGTCCCGTTTCAGATGTGGTTGACTCGTTCTACCTAGCCAAGTGGGCTTGGTCAGCGACTCACAACCTGTGATCCGTACAGGTTCGGAAACGCCTTTTCCACGATTTCACGGTCGATGCCGTATGTGTACTTGAACGAACCGTCGAGCATGGATCGAATCAGTTCGATCTCCTTGTCGCTTGTCGATTCAAGGATCTGAATGAGGATCTCGTCCTTTCGCTTGGTCGGAAGCGAGTACCCCTCCTTGAAGAGGTAGAACCGCTTGATCTCAGCCCAAAGCGAGGTTGGAGCAAGACCCTCGGGGCTTGAGTCGGGCGTGAAGTTCGGAAGATCCTTGCGGTACCAAGGAAGCCCATCGAAGGCGTATCTCAGAACCTCACGGAAGGCAACCGTGTTGTTCTGTTGGAGACCACGGACGATCTCCTGCGGAGTCTTTGCGGTGCTCTTGATTTGAATCAGAATCTCGGGGATCGTGAAGTTGGCTGGCATGATCAAAACTCCTGTAGGTGTTGAAGCATCAGTTTCATGTTGTTCTCCATCATGTATGCGAGGATTCTTCCCCTGTTGCCTTCAGGTGGGATTGAATACTCTTGCATGATGGCTTCTTCGATTCTCTTCGGAATGCGAGAGAAGTCGATGACGGTCTTGTTTCGCTCGTAGTTGCGAACCATCTCATCTGTGCAGAAGGTATTTAGTGGAAGTTCCACCCATTCGTTCAGTTTCTTCTCGAAAAGGGGCTTCTGCCTTCTACCGTCAATGAATACGGTATCGTCTGACAAAAAGTTCGGAACACCGTCTCCGCTGTCGCCACGCATGATGTGACGAACGAGTTCACGGGCAGGGTCTTCGCAGACTGTCATCTGCTTGGTTCTAGGACACCATTGAGACACCCGTGCGCTATGGAGTTGGAAGAAGTCGTGATCGGATGAGACGATCAGGTGCTTCCCCTCTAGGTTCTTGGAGAGGATGGCGATCAGATCGTCACCTTCGCACGAATCGACCTCCATCATCTTGTATGGAAAGGTCTCTCGGATCTCCTGCTTGATCTGCCGCAGGATGTCCCACAGAGCGTCCCAATCGACATCGGAAGCCTCACGCTCCTTCTTTCGGTTCGCCTTGTATGGTGGGTACACCTCCTTGCGCCACGCCCGTACACGGGAGTCGTAGCAGAGGACGGGTTCGCCGTACTCCTCTCGGAAGCGCATGCGAATGGTTCGGATCGTGTTGACCACCATGTGCCGAATGAGACCGATGTCCATAGAGGGCTTGCCCTTGGATTCAGCCATCAGGTTGGCGATGGTTAGTTGGTTCATGTCCATTAGGATCATACCGACAAGCATACCACAAAGATTGTGGAAGTCAAGCCTTGACATGGGTGAATATTCGGTGTATAGTCCTCTCAATCAACCCATCTCGTATGTTGGGTTATCGCACCTTTGTGGGAGAGAAACCACATGAGCAATGACAGCGTCCGTAAGCAGCGTCCCGAAGAAGAGCGTCCGAAGGTCTATGTTCGTTCCCTGAACAAGATCGCAACCATCCGCAGAATCGAACAGGATTCCGTTTGGGGCCCTCAGTATCTCGTCAGCACCTACTCTCGGGAGTGGGGCCCTGAATTCTTTTGGGTCAAGGGCGACGATGTCGAGGAAGTTCGCCGCAAGAACGGCTAAATAGAAGTATCGCCATGCCGTTCTATGATTACAGATGCTCCAAGTGCAGTCACCAATTCGAAGAGTTCCTTTCGATTGCTGATCGCAAGAAGCCATGCAAGAAGCCGTGTCCGAAGTGTAGTGTTTCGGGTACGGTAGAGCAGACCATCACCTCAGCCCCCGCTGCATGCGATCCTATTCGTGTGGGCACGGCGGGTAAGGTTGACAATGGCTTCAAGGAAGTCATCTCAAAGATCAAGAAGGCTCACCCACGCAACAGCATTCGTGACTACTGAATAATGAAACTGAACTCTGTTGAAGCCGAAGGGAAAGGTAGATACTACCAATCCCCAAACACACTTCGTTGGTACCCATCCGTCACCACCGTGATCAACCATGAGATGGATGAGTTTTGGCGTGAGTGGAGGAAGAACCCTGAGAACTTGGCTAAGTCCAAGAAGGCACTCTCACGGGGAAACAGGTTCCATGCTGTGATGGAGGACTTCCTGAAGGAGGAGAAGATCCCAACCGATCCGTTTGATCGGATGAACTTCGATTTGATCTCTCCTTACCTCAGCAGGATCGGCAAGATCCATGCAATCGAAACCCCCTTGTTCTCAGACGAAATTCTGATGGCAGGGCGGATCGACTGCATCGCTGAGTACGATGGTGAACTTGCCATCATCGACTTCAAGACGGCTGGTAAAGAGAAGGCACGGGAAGACATTCAGAACTACTTCCACCAAGCCACCGCATATTCACATATGTGGAACGAGACACACACCGAGCCAAACCGAATTGGCAAGTTGGTGATCCTCATTCTCACGGACGATGGCACGGTGCAGGAGTTCGTGGAGAACCCCGCAGACCACAAGAAGTCCCTCTTTGGGGTCATTCGTTCATATTGGGACAAGCACTCCTTCAAGGAAGTGCAGGAGAAAGCAAATGAGATTTTTGCAAGCCGTGTTGCGGCTGCTAGGGCTGAGTAAATCACCCACGCCGCCGTCAGAAGATGTTCCTATGATGCAGGAACAGCCCAAGAAGTACCATTGCATTCGTTTCATGACGGAGCGAGGGGAACAGGTGGGAATGCTCCTCACACATGAGGAGTTTGAGATCGCAGTAAACCGATGGGTACAGAATGTTTCAACTATGCCCATCAGCGAAGAAGTTGATGAGGAAGGAATCATCTAATGGGATCGATAATGAATTTGGATCACGACTTCTCCAAGGAAGTCGAGGAGACCACACAGAAGAGAAAGAACGGCAAGTATATGGAGACCGTTCTTGATCTTTGTGAGAAGTACGGGATCGAACCTGAGTCGGCTGCAAAGTTGCTGTCGAAGCCGATTCGGGAGAAGTTGAAGAGTGAATTCGAAACACTCAACATGGTCAGGGGCAAGAGAAAAACTTCCAAGTTGCCGCTTGACTGACAGCACACACACGCTATACTTTCCACAAACCCAAACACACAAGGAGATACATCGAACATGTCGTTTGCAAACCTCAAGAAGAACTCACAGTCGGGCATGGAACGCCTTCAGAAGGAAATGGAAAAGCAGGGTGGCAAGGAGGGCTATCAGAAGGATGAACGCCTTTGGTCGCTAGAGCGTGACAAGAGCGGCAACGGAATGGCGGTCATTCGTTTCCTCCCTGCGCCTGAGGGCGAGGACATCCCGATGGTTCGGGTGTTCAGCCACGGCTTTCAGGGCAAGGGCGGTTGGTTCATTGAGAACTGCCCTACCACCATCGGTCGCAAGTGCCCCGTCTGCGAGGCAAACAACGAACTGTGGAACAGCGGCATTGAGGACAACAAGAAGGTTGCCCGTGACCGCAAGCGCAAGTTGTCGTACATCAGCAACATCCTTGTGATCAGCGATCCCGCAAATCGGGAGAACGAAGGCAAGGTGTTCCTGTTCAAGTACGGAAAGAAGATTTTCGACAAGTTGCAGGAGGCGATGAATCCCTCCGACCCCGACGAGCCGAAGTTCAATCCGTTCGACTTTTGGAAGGGTGCCAACTTCAAGTTGAAGGCGCATCTTGATGCGGGATATGTGTCCTACGACAAGAGCGGCTTCTCCGCACCGACCGAACTCCTTGAGGGAGACGATGCGAAGTTGGAGTCTCTGTGGAAGAAGCAGCACTCACTCAAGGAGTTTGTTGCTGACGATCAGTTCAAGTCCTATGAGGAACTTGGCACCCGTTTCTCACAGGTGATGAAGACCTCTGCGGCTGCTGCGGTCAAGGCTGAGGACGCAGAGCCCGAGGACTTCCGATCCAAGATGACCAAGGCTGCTGCGGTCACGGAGTCTGCTCCGAAGAAGGCTCCTGCAAAGAAGCCCGTTGCAGATGAGGAGAGCGAAGATGATGCTATCTCCTACTTCCGCAAGTTGGCGGAAGAGGACGAGTGAAATAGCCTCCGCATCTTGGTGAAAGACAACCCCCGTTTCGGCGGGGGTTGTTTCTTTTTAGAAGGCGGGTTGTTCACCGAATTGCATTGCCCTGAGGGTGGGCTCGGTGTTTCTTGGTGGCTGCGGAGCAATGATCGTGGGTTGTGGTGTCTTGCCTCCTCCACCACCATTGTTCACATTCGTATTGTTTGTTATCACGGTTCCACTAGTCTTGGATGTTGCTGCTGCGACTGTGTCTCTTTCCTGCTGCGTCCTAGCCAACTCAGTACCGACATTCGGAGATAGGTTCTTGGAGATTGCTTTGGCGGGAGTTTCAGGTTCATCACTACCGAACCAAGAACCGAACCAAGAGCCGATCCCCTTCATACCATCCCATACAGACGAGAATATGCCCGTTATGCTATCCAAGGTGGCTGAATAGAGATTTGCTGCCGCATCTGCAATTGCCTTCGGCATTGAAGATAGGGTTTCCAAAATGGTAGAGAAGATGCTCTTGGCAGCATCGAATATCATATTCCCTGCGGTGGCGTAAAATTTGGTCACCTTGTTGAATGCCCACTTGATTCCTCCACCGATTGCACCGAAGAATCCCGTCACTCCGTTCCACCACATCTTCGCTGCATCCATGGCGAATCCCATCGTCTTGTTCCACACCCACTTGATGCCACTCCAAACTGCACCATAGAAAGCCGTTACGCCTTTGTAATATGTCTTTGCAGCATCCATGACGAATCCGATGGTCTTGTCCCACACCCACTTGATGCCACTCCAAACTGCACCATAGAATGCTGTAACACCCTTGTAGTACATCTTTGCGGCATCCATGACGAACCCCATGGTCTTGTCCCACACCCACTTGATTCCTTTCCAAATGCCACCAAAGAATCCCTTGATGCCATCGAATATCATGTGTGATGCA